GATCTTATATTAATTGGTAACAAGGATGCGATTGTTTCGTTCTTTACAAACTACAATGATGAAGCAGAGTTAATTGATAAAGTTCTTATTTGGGGGCATTTCTTTATTCCTCATTATCTACGTGATGAAAGCCCATTTTTCCATAGAGATATTATAAGGCGTGTTCTTTCAGATGAGAATGAATATACTGCAGCTCCTCGTGGATTTTCCAAAACTACAGTTATGCAGCTTTGTATGATGTTTATCTGTTGCCATAAAATGTTTAACTTTATAGCATTAATTGAGAAAACTGCCACTGAAGCCGCTGAAGTTATTAAAGGTGTTAATGATGAGTTTGTTGATAATGATAAAATACACTTCTTCTATGGCTCTCTGATAGGGATAGGAGCGGACAAGAACAAGAACTTGATACTTGGTTCAGTAAAGCAGAAAGATGCTCAAGGCGACGTGTTTATTAACGGTACAAGGATTCGTGGTAAAGGGTTTAATGCCACAATTCGTGGTTTGAAGACTAGAGAATGGCGACCGGACCTTATTATTCTTGATGACGTTGAAGAAGATGAACATATTAATTCACCTGATCAAAGAGCTAAATACAGGAAAAACTATGACAAAGGTGTGCAACCAGCTATCGATGTTGATAAATCAATAAAAGTATTTGGCACTATTCTCCATCAAGATAGTTTATTAAACAATTTAATAAATAATCATGGAGGTAGAATATATAGAGCATACGACCCACAAGATCCTGAAAACACTTTATTATGGCCCGCGAGATGGACCATGAAACGTTTAGAAAAAAAGAAAAAAGATATGATGTCAGATGGACAATCTAGTAGTGCATTCGCACAGGAATACCTAAACAATCCTATTTCTGATGAAGAGAGAGTTTTTAAGCATGATTGGTTATTTGAAATGATTCCGAAACCTGAAAATCCTAAAGAAACATATCAGGTTCCTAGACATAGAATTACAGCACAAGAGTTTAATAAGATTAGGAGAAAAACAACTTTAAATGGGTATGCGATGATTGATGTGGCTGATACTACAACTCCTGGTGCAGATTTTACAGGATGTGTAATTGTATTTGTAGCTCCAAACGGTGCAAGATTTAGAGTTTCAGTTAAACGAGAGAAAAGAAATGTTAAAGGTGTTATTGATTTGATATTTGAAATATGGGAAGAATGGGCGCCAAGAGGATTGATTAAAATTGGTGTAGAAAAGAAAGGTTTCGCTGATCAGATAGTACCATTGCTTGAGGAGGAGAAAAACAGAAGATCAGTATTTCCAGTTGTAGAGGAGTTAAAACCAATGGGCCGGAATAAGGAAAACAGAATTAAAGGTGCGCTTCAAGGATTCTACGAAACAGGCAAGATGATTTCGGTTGGTATTAAAAATGAGAAAGGTTATTTTATCCCGGTTGGACATACGATGGAATTACTTAATGAGTTGTATGACTTCCCGGCAGCTAAAAATGATGACCTTTCTGATGCTGATGCTTATCAAGCTGATATAGTAGTTGTTCCGTTGGCTGATGAAGAAAGAGGATCTATTCATCATGACCCAGTAGATGATCCATTTAGCGACGATATTAATCCATTAAATAATAATATGAATATTGGAGATGGGAATGTCATAGGAAACTTTGAAGATCCATCTGATATTTATGATTAAATAGTTATCTTCAAAACCTATTAATAAATATCAAATTAATAGGTTCTACAAGTTAATTATTAAAAGTTCAAATATATGCCAGACACAAAAAAGGAAGAAATCGGCTACAATTATGATGATATTATAGCCCAAGCTTCCGCTGAAATTAAATTATCTCGTGATTATGTTCGCGAGAAAAGAGTAGAATTTCGTAACAGATTAAAACTCTACAACAACCAAAGAAAACAAAAAGATAAAATTGGTGATACGTCAATCTTCAACGTGATGAGTACCATGCTTGCTATTTATTATTCTGATGAAATGCAAGTTAGTTTCTCCGGTAGAGATATTAGTGATGTAACAGCTGCTTCAAATACTAATGATCTTGCTAAATTCGATTACGAAGAAATGGGGCTGGATGTTAAAAATTATATGGTCCAGTGGGATAGATTCTTTTTCGGTGTTGGTATTCGTCAATTATCTGCTTGGAATAAGAAGTTAAAAACTCCTTCACCAAAAACATTAAATCCTTTGACTTGGTTGCCTGATCCAAATGGCCATTTAGTTATTTCAAACTTTAGATGGAACGGTTTTGAAGTTACTTATACCAAAGCAGAAATGACAGCTGATGCAGGATTCTTTAATACTAATCTTTTAAAATCTAAGAGTGGTAAAAAAGGAACTGAATCAGAATTAACTGAAGCAGCTTATCAAGAAGCTCAAGGATTAAGCCCGGTTGAACATAAAGCTAATGCAAATCCTGACAATACTGCTTACGACATGATTGATCACTTCATGATTATTAGAGATAAAGATGGAATTAGTAAAAAATTCTTAGTTACTTTCAATGATGAAGTTACAGAAATATTTAGGTTTGAGGAGATTGAGGCAGTTTCTTTAATGGAAAAAGAAGATCCTTCACTAGTTCCTTTCCCATTGGCTTTAAACTATTACTCACCAAACAGAACTGATCCATTTGGAACTTCAGTGCCTGATTTAGTAGAGGATAAACAACGTGCTAAATCTGTATTTAAAAACTTACAGGTGGCTGCTGCTAAAGCTGATATCTATCCGATGTATATGTACAATCGTGATAAGATATTAAACAGGCGTGATCTTGATTTCGCTTTCAATAAGTTTATTGCAGTACGTGGCGATGTTGGAGATAGTGTTGTTAAGCCATTGAATAAAGCCGGTGCTAAACTTGATACTTCACTTAATGCGGTTCAGTCATTAGATGGTGATATTGAAATTGCTACTGGTGTTGATAGAAATGCTCAAGGTGTTTTATCAGACCAACAAAGAACGCTTGGAGAAGTACAACAAACTACCGCTAATGCCAATTTAAGATTCTTACTTGGTTCAAAGATTAATGCTTGGGGAGAAAGAAAATTTTGGAAGTTGTGGCTAAGAATGTACCGTCAAAACTTTCAAGCCGCTGAAAAGAAAGTTGTTCGATTGAAGTCGGCAATGAATGATAATTTTATCACTCTTACTAGAAAGGATTTTATCTCAATCAATGACCCTGATGTTCAAATCAAATCTAAACTTGAGATGGAGCAACAACGATTGAGAGATAGAACTGCCTTCGCTGCAATTCTCCCATTAATCAATCAAGATCCTACTAAACCGATAGCTTCAAAAAGATATGCAGAAAGACATTTGTTGAGATTATATAATATTCCGCAAGAAGAAATTAATGTTATTTCACCAAAAACTCCTGATGAAATGAAAGCCGGAATGGAGAACGAATTATTAAACAGAAATGAAATAGGAGATGTCGCGGTTGAAGTTGGTGAAGATCATTTATCACATATCGTGATTCATGGACAAGCTGAACAAACTCCGGCAACTGTAGCTCATATCGATGCTCACAAAGTTGCATACTTCGAGAGTGGCCAAGCTCAACAAGTTAGAGAAATGCAGGCACAACAAGGTCCAGGAGCCGCACAAGGCAACATAGCAGCGAACCAATTAGCTAGTCAAAATACACAACAATCTAATTTAAATAATAATACTAATGTTGTTCAGCCAGCGAGCGGACAAGCTTAGACAAAAATTATGAATGCACAATTTGCAAAACCAAAAACAAGAAGCATGGATCTTTCTGTAATCGATTATAAAACTGTTGAGGAACAACTTAAGTCAATGCGACTTGCTTATGTTGCACACTCTTTTATTCTGAAAGGAATGAGTGAAGATTTTGATAAATTCAGTAAAGATAATTTTGAAGAATACGATGCTAAAACAATGGAGGTTGCTGAAACTCACGCATTGAAACATATCAAAACTGCAACTCATCTTCAAGGAAAAACACTTGAAAGTATCGAAGCAAATACTCAACAATGTATTCAAAGACTATTAATGATTAAGCAAAGAGCTGATCAATTAACAGCAAAAGATGCAGAAGTTGAAGTTGTTAGAAAGAACATTGTTTGGCTTGAAGAGTTGCAAGCTGATATGGGTAAAACTAAGTCTGAATAAATGAAAAAAATAGTTGTGATTGGGGCATTCGATTGCCTCAATCGGAAACAAGTAAATTTAATTAAAGAAGCGCTTAAGCTCTCAATCGGAAAAGAACTTATTGTGCTTCTTTATGATGACTATGAACATTTTCTTGACTACGGGTATTTCCCCTGCCAGGATCATAAACAAAGACTTGATAACTTGAGTTATTTTATTAAACCGGACCAAATAATGAAAACTCCTTTAGGTATTTTCTTAAAAAGATTTGATCCAAAAGACTGTCTTTTCGTTCACTATGTGGATGATAAAGATTTTGTCGGTCGAGATGTTTTAAAAGAATATGGCGTTTCGATTAAATTTATAAAACCATGGAAAATGAAGTAAAAATGCCAAAAATTATTGGTGGAATCTGCGAACGATGTGGATTACAAAATGGAAAACATTCTGAAGGATGTCCTCATTTTGAGGGTGCTGTTAGTGATGACAATGTTATTGCTGATGGATATAGCGCTTCTGGCGATGTAGGAGTTGATAGTGAAGATACAACTCAAGATGCTGCTGATGAAGCAGTTGATCTTACTGGTGATGTTCCTGAAGCTCCGGTTAATGACGTGCCTGAAGTATCAAACGATGCTCCTGAAGTTTCTCAAGATGCTGGTAACGGTGATCCTGCTGTAAACAATGCTGACAATGTAAATGTAAACAATCCTAACATTCAATAGTATGTTTAATTTCATCAAAAAAATATTCAAGCGTAAAAAAGAACGAGTGAAAACTACCGGTAAGTTTATAGGTACTATTGCTTATTCTAATAATCCTGAACATATCATAACTGGTGGCCATGAAAGAGTTGGTGATTATTGCAATACTTGCAAAGCACATATTTTTGAATGTCCTTACCATAGACATGATTTCGAATAATATGAGTAAAGTTCTAGTAGCAATTCCTTATCACACAAAAAAGCGATACTGTATTAATAAAGTTTTGTCAAGAGTCGATGAACTAACCTACGAAAGCAAAGAGGTTGTTATGCGTTGGGATACAGGAATTTTCGGTGGCACGAATAATGTAAAAAAGCAAAGAGAGTTTTTTAGGGAATTACTCATAAGTTACCCACGTTTTACCCACTTATATTTTTTTGGTGCTGATACAATACCGCCAGCTGATGTTTTAGAACGCTTATTATCGCGCGATAAAGCACTAGTTGGTGGTGTTTATTGGGGTAGAACTAACGCTATTAAGGGAGAATTAGGTGCTGCTATAGCCTGGGTCAACGGGATAACTCCTGAAGATCAGTCAAAACTATTTTTGAAACCTAATAGTTTGTTCAAGATTACTGGCATGGGAATGGATGCAGTTTTGATTCGTCGAGATGTTTTAGAAAAACTTTCTTACATGTCTTGGGAAGTTAATGATGATGATTATCCATTTTACGAGAGAGCAAAAAAGCTTGGATATTCCTGCCATTTAGATACCAATGTTCAGTGTAAACATTACTTTACCGGAAAAGATTATGTGTACCGTAACAAAATTTATAAAGATAAGAAATTAAGATAGACAGTATTTTGAAAAAATGCTATACTACAAATACAGATATTATGCTAGAAATTTCACAAAAAAATCATAATCAAATATCAACTTGGAAAAGGCTTAAGTCTTATTCAGGATTTAAATTACTTGTTGAGGAGTTGAACGCTATAATATCTGAATCAGAAAAAACTATTTTCGCTATCGGTGCGGACCACAAGACTGAATATACTGCAAGAGATATAGCTATTATCAAACGAGATAATGCGACAAGAATCAAAGAGTTGCCGGACTTAATGATCAAGATGCTTTCAGGAACCGGACAAGGTAATCCTGAAAATCCTGATGCTTACGGTAACGAAACCGATGTCGATGATGACATTTTAATGAACGATGATTTTTAAATAATTAAATAACCGCAGTTATAAGCTGCACATAACTTATAAATATATGCCAACATTAGACAACATGGCTAACGCCAACGCTGCTGGACAAGCAGACTTAGAAGCAAAAGTTGATGACTTATCAAAGCCTGGAAACGAAGAAGCTTTAAATAAGGCATTAAATGATGACTTTTCGCAGACCGAGGATCCTGCACAAGAAGATCCTAAAGAAGAAAAACCTGAAGCTGATCCTGAACCTGAAGGAGATAATCCTGATGAAGAAGATGGAGAAGGTGATGGTGATGATCCTTCACAGGACAATAAAGACACCAATAAAGATGACAAACAGCCTTCTAAGAAGGACAAGGTTAAATCTCTTTTAGCTGATCGGAACGAAGCTAGAGAAGCTCGTGCCGAAGCAGAACTAGAAAATGCTGCTAAAGACAAAAAGATTACTGACCTTGAAGCTGAAAATGCTCGTTTGAAATCCGGTGATGAAGGGGATGGTGATGAAGATCCATCTGCGGACAAGCAATCTCTAGACGACCTTATTAAAAAGGGAGTTGAGAAAGCTCTAGGCGATCGCGATAATGCAACCGCTGCCGAAAAATCTGACATTGCTGAAGTTGAAGCACTAAGGACTAATAAAAATACACCTGATTCTAAAAGTTATGAAGCTGATATAAAGGATGCTATGACAAGCCATCCTACATTATCTGCTTATGCAGCTTATAGAATGTTACAAGGTGAGGGTATTATTCCTACTGATACTGCTTCGGTCAACTCAAATGCTGACAAACTTAATACTGGTAGTCAACCTAAGAATAACTTGATTAAAGATAAGAATCCTGATGACATGTCTACCACTGAATTAGAGGCTCATATCAAAAAAGAGCAAGCTGCCGGTAGAATAAAAATCTAGATAAAAACTTTAAGCAAGTTAGATTAGTTATTTTCGTTTATAATTAATTACTACTTGCTTTTTTGTTATCAAAACTGCAAGAGTTCATATATACATATGGCTGCTGTAACAAGAAACGACCTGAATGCAGGCGTTTTACAAACATGGTTAAGACGACAAGTTTTAGAAAACTTTGAACCTAACATGTATTTCCATAAAATGGGAAGAAAACCAGATACACCTTCAGGTTATAATACAATCGGTTGGGCTAAATTCACTCAAATTGCTTCAAGTTCTGTAACTGAAGGTACAACTTCTAACGATGGTGTAACTCCTTCTGATACATCTTTTAACGCTACAGTGATCACAACTACTCCTGTTCAATACAGAATCGTAGTTACTTTATCAGACATGCTTATCGAGTTGAACGTTATCAACTTCCTTAAAGGTGCTGCTGTTGAAGTTGGTGCTGCTATGGCTAGAAAGATTGATGAGGTTATTCAGACCACAATCATGGCTGGTACAAACGTACTTTACGCTGGTACTGGTAATACTGCTAGAACTGATCTTGCTGCTACTGATGTATTGACTGCTCAATTATTCAACATGGCTTCTGCTAAGTTGGAAAGTTTATATGCTCCAAAAATCGATGGTTTTTACGTTGCATTTATTCATTCTTTCCAGTTGTTTGATTTAAGAGCTGAAACTGGTACAGGTAACTGGTTAGAGGTTAATAAGTATGCTAAACCGGAACAGGTTTATAAAGGTGAAATCGGAATGTTAAACGGTGTAAGAGTTATTTTAGCTCCATACATCCAAACATTTACTTCAACAGTAACTGTTTACCCTTGTTTGGTAATGGGTGCTGGTGCTTACGGTGTTGCAGAGTTCCAAACTTTGAGAACTTATGTAACTCCTGCTGTTTCATCTGACAGTGATCCTTTAGCTCAACGAAGAAAAGTTGGTGCTAAAATCGCTTTCGCTGCTAAACGTCTTCAAGAAGACTCAATGGTAAGAGTTGAAACTGGTGCTACATCACTATAAACATAGAGGCCATCACTAACGTGGTGGCCTTCAGTTTGAATTAATGTAAAAATATGACAGTCCAATCAATAGTAAATTTAGCCCTCTCCAATACTCACACAAAATCTTCTCAAGTTTCTGCTGCTAATTTGATAAGCTTTTTCAATCTGTCAAGAAATAATGTTGCTCAAGCTATTATGAAGAATGTGAATGAGGATTTTTTCTTTCAGATTTGGACCATAGATGCTGCTGATAATACCAATCCTGATCGAGCTAATGGAGAATATTTATATCCTCAAGCAACTTCATCTCAAGCAGGAATGCAGAAACTTATAAGTCTTGCTATAAAAGGATATGATACTGATACTTATTTCACTCCATCAAAGGAAGCAAGTCTTAGAGAATTGCAAAAACATCATGACTGGTTATGGTACATGGTGAATAATCCAAAATCTCAACCTATTCATTTCATCGCTGATGAGAGTTTCTTTTTGGCGCCGGAATTTAAACCTGAAGATTTGCCTGATACTCAAGAAGGTAATAACCAAATAAAAGCATACGGTGTTGCCACAATAACTGATTTGACTATCACTTCTGAAGAATCAACAATACTAGTTCCTAAAGATCACCATGAAGTTATTGCTCTTGGAATGGAGAAATATATTTATAAAGCTCGTGGAAAAAAGAAAGAAGCTTTTGATAGTTTGACTGAATTTGAGAGAGCATCGCAGGATATGACTGATAAACTTACTAATAGAGATGACAGCTTTATGCAAGCTGAATTACCTAATGATACTAACCTCCAATACGGAGAATAATTATATGGCTACAAATTGGGGAGGAAGAACAAAACCAGCTGAAGGAGAAGCTTTCTTATTAAAAGAAGATGGTGATTTCTTATTATTAGAAACAGGCGATAAAATATTATTAACTAGAGGTGGTGGTGAATGGAATACAAGAACCAAACCAACATTAACATAATTTTAAATATATGGCAGATCAAAAAATAAGTGAGTTAACCGCGTTAACAGAAGCATTGTCGGCAGATGTGTTTCCGATTGTACGTTCCGGTGTAACTTACAACATCTTATACTCAAACCTTTTTGCCGGTGTTTCAAAAACTGAACTCGGTTATCTTGATGGCGTTACATCAGATTTACAAACTCAATTAGATGCTAAAGCAAGTGTTGCTTCATTATCTGATTATTTTAATAAAACAAGTGATGATCTTGATGATATTACTGACGGATCAACTTACGTAAAATTCTTAGCTACAGAACGAACTAAACTATCAGGAATTGAGGCTTTGGCTGAAGTAAATAATATTTCAGATGTAAATGCTACTGACCTAACTGACGGTGGTGAAACAACTCTACATACTCATCCTGGTGGAACTGGAACTGATGCTAATGCAGTTCATGTTAATGTTGCTGCAGAAATTTCTGCAATTACTACAAAAGGAACACCGGTGTCAGGTGATTATATTATTATTGAAGATAGTGAAGATTCAAACAATAAAAAGAAAGTTGCTATCGGAACTCTTCCAACTGGTGGAGGTGGTGAAGCTAATACAGCATCAAATCAAGGTGCTGCCGGTGTCGGTTTGTTCAAACAAAAAACAGGGATAGATTTAGAATTTAAAAATATCAATGCCGGATCTTCTAATATAACGATTACTGATGACACTGGTAATAATGAGATTGATATTAATCTTGCTACTGCTCCTACTATTACTGGTGGTAATATAACAGAAATACCATCTGCCAATGTTGAAATAGCGAGCCTTAACCTTAGTCCTGAAAGAACTTTACAAGATTTTCTAGATAATAAAATGTCTAGTGGTTTTTGTTCGGGTGGAGATTTCACAAGTAATGGTGATGGAACAGTTTCTGTGTCAGCAGGTAAAGGGGCTATAAGAGCTACAAACGTAGCAGGCGCAGGATTCCTTGCTTTCGAGTGGGCTGCTAATACGTCACTATCTCTTACAGACAATACTACAAATTATATTTATGTAGATTATAATTCAGGAAGTCCAATTATATCAACTGCGCTATCTCAACCAACAGATTATAGAACAAAGGTTTTGCTTGGTAAGATATATAGAGAAGGAACAGAATTACATTTATTTAAAGCAGGAATGAAAGTATCAGAAATGGCGAATAATGTGATTGCTAGACTTACTCAACAAGGCGGAGAAGCAGCAAGAACAAGTGGGGCGATAACAAGCGAAACCGGAACCAGGAATGTTAAGGTAACAGCTGGTGTTGTTTGGGGCGGATTAACTAGAAACACTACACCGGAACTAGACACAAATGTAACTGGAACTTTTAAATATTTATACTACAACGGGTCTGCATGGGTTGAAAGTGATGCAACTCAAATAGATAACGCACAATACAACAATACAGCTTCAGGATTATCTTCATTGTCGATTAATCAATATGGTATTCACTGGGTATACGTTGGAGCGGACGGATGTGTCCATATTGTATATGGTAACGATAGCTTTACTTTAGCAGAAGCTGAAGCAGCTCAACCACCATCACTATTACCAAGCATAGTTACAGAGTTTACTTTTTTATCAGCTAAAATAATTGTCAAAAGAAATGATACAAATTTCACAGAAGTGCAAAGTGCATTCGACATTTCTTTCAGTTCAGGAACATCAGCATTACATAATGAACTTGGAGGATTAGACGGAGGGGCTGCGGATGAATATTATCATCTTACAGATTCTCAACACACAGTAGCAACTCAAGCAGCTACAACTTCTTTAGCTGGATATTTAACTTCAACAGATTGGAACACTTTTAACGGTAAATTATCTGATTTGGTTAGTGATACTTCACCTCAACTTGGTGGGGAATTAGATGCTCAAGAAAATAGTATTGGATTCACATTGCAAACTGCTACTGGTGATGGTACAACTACTTTTGATTTTACTAACGGTAATAAATTGAAGTTTACTTTTGGTGGCCAAAATGAAACATTTACATTTACAGCCCCATCAAAACCATGTGCTTTACAGCTAATGCTTGTTCAAGACGGAACAGGTGGCAGAACAGTTACTTGGCCAGCAACAATTAAATGGCCAGGAGGAACAGCTCCAACGTTAAGTACAGCAGCTAATGCGGTAGATATTATTTCAATCTTATATGATGGAACAAATTACTACGCTACATCAAGTTTAAATTTTAGCTAATAGATATATGACACAAGAACAAAAAGACATTCTAGATATAGTAGTTGACGATTTATTATCAGATATTGAAAATGAACAAGAAGGATACCTTGAGTTATACAAGGTATACCTTCAGTTCATAGAAGACGTTGACAGTGATATACATTACTGGGTACACGAATACAGAACTTCAAAAGACGAGATTGGTTTTATTGTTTATTTTAAAACTATATTAGATGGAAAAAAATATTCAAGAAAAGAAGCGTATGGAATTGAAGGTGAAAGTAGAACAAGCGACTGGGTAGGAATAATTAACGAAGAAATTTAAAAGTATGGCAAATACAAAATCCATAGATTTAGAACTTAGTTCTAGCCAATATTTATCAATAACAGATGCAGCTCAAACAGGCCTAGACATAACTGGTGATATTTCTTTTATTTGTTGGATTAAGGCCGAAAGCCAGCCAGTTGGTGTTTTGGCGCCACTAAATAGACAAGAGGTATTTTCCAAATGGTCTGGTTCTGGTGATGGAGAAAGAGCGTATCACTTATCGAACTTTTATCGTGATGCAACATCTAAGTATGAACTACAATTTAACACTTCAGATGATGGTGCTGATGCTGATGCGGTTCTAATATCAAGCAGCTCCCCACTTCTTCCAACTGGAACGTGGATACATCTTGCCGTAACGAAGAAAATGTCAACATCAACTGTCAATTTTTACATAAATGGTGTCCAAACAGGAGGCCCCTTAGTCGCACCGAAAGGACAAACATCAATACTTAATAGCAGCTTCCCTTTTGTGCTAGGAGCTTTAGAGCCTGGAACTGGTGTTACAAATTTCTTTGACGGGAAAATGGACGAAGTGGGAGTTTATAACGCAGAACTTTCAGCAGCAACAATTCTAGCAGACTACAATTCAGGTAACGGAACTGAAAGGAGTTCAGGAGAAAGCAATATTGTAGCAGGTTGGAGGTTTGAAGATGATTTGTTAGATGTTACTTCAAACAACAATGATTTAACAAATAATAATTCTGCAGTATTTAGTACAGATGTGCCTTTTGAAGGGGGAGTAGCCGCAGTAGATGACACTATGTTCTTTGGATGCAACTTTTAATCAACTATTATTAAAACAAATATATGGAGAATTTAAAACAAGTCTTAAAATGGTTATCAGGCAAAAAGTCTATAATCGCCGGATTAATCACAACAACTTCTGCTTACTGGGTTACTATCGGATATGTTCAGATGGATACAGCATTATATATTAATGCGATGACTTTAATAATCTTCGGATCTGCAAGTTACGCTACTGGCAAGATTGTTTATAATAAATAACATGGAACAAGAAATCAGAAGGATCTGTGATAAACATACAAAAGAATGTATGAAAGATAATATTAATCCAATTATGCAAGAAATAAAAAACTTAAGTGAAAAATTAAGCGATTTTAAATTAGAAATTGTTAAGGAGATGGCAAACATGCCATTAAAACTTGAAACAAAATTTGATGATAAATATGC